CCTCCTTGCATAAGAAGTATCTCATACTTTAATCCTACTAAACCACCAAAAGAAGTAGTCCATTGTGTCTGCATATTACAGAAAAGCATTACAGCATCCCAATTATCTTGTAATACTTCAAAATCTTCTTCTTCTTTTTCTTGTTTTGGCAGTTCTAAACCAAATGCCTTTGCGTCATCATGCGTTTGATCAATTACTTCTTTTCCTGTACCTAACCAATGGTGAACTGCCTCTTTTAGTTTTTTACTTTTTCATCAAGCAATGATGCAGTATAAGAACTAGATACTGCTTTTAACCAATAAGAATCCTCCATCATATCTTTTAGGTTTTGGTTAGTAAAAGGAATATCTTGACCATCTTCTTCTTTCATCTCCTCCCATCCAACGAGCATCATTTTCATCATTTCAAATTCTGTTTTTTCTTCTACTGCTTTTTGATACTCGCTTACTTTTAATCTTTTAAAAATAGCAATAAACTCACTTTCCTCAAAAACTCCAGCATCAGTAGCGCTTGGTTCGCGAACAACAACAGGCCATTTAAATGTTTTGTCCTTTTTTCTTACAAAAGCCATAAAGTGTAGAAATAAATATACTTCTACACTCTAGCGGTAAAGTCAACAATAGTTAAGTGTAGATAAGCGCGAACTCATCATTACCAGTAGTACTTGGGACTAATGTGTATGGAATTTCTAAACTAGCAATACCATCAATATCGCCATAATTTACATCTCCGATATCAACTTTAGTCGATGCAAATTGAACAATGTTTCCAGCAGCAGTTCCGTGGGTAAATTGCAGATTACCTAATGATGTATCTGTAAGAGCAGCAGCAAAGAAATCTTTCTGTGCGAGAGTAGGTGCTTGAATAGTAACAGAACCACTAGCCTGTCTATCTACTAAGAGAACTTGTTTTGTGCCTCCGACAAGTTCTTGATAAACTAATTCATTACCTAAATCAAAGTTTACAGATTGCAATGCACCAGCGTATGACAATAACTGAAAACTAGTTGTGTTTCCATTTTTGAAAATGAGCGGTTCATCTTGTGCGCCATATGACACTGTTGGTAAAGCACTATCGTCAGGAGCTACATATATGCCCTGCATTGAAAAATTCAGAACTGGAATTTGACCGACTTCTGCTGACAATTCAACAGTTCCTCTTGCCCCGGTGACTTTATGTCTTACCCCATCTATGTTGTAGTGAATAGTAACACTAGAAAAAGAGGTTGATACTGGCGCATAAGTTACTGATGTATTTGCTACAACAGTCTCTGACATACCACACGCCTTAAGAGCATCTCCGTACCTGGGCGCTGTTCCGGCTGTGCCGCTGCCGCTTAATTCTACGGCAAATGTACATTCAACTCTTGTATTTGCGAGAAGCTGTTCAGATGCTCCTAAGTATGGCCTTATAAGTTCTCTGCTTACAACATCACTTGATTGTGGTGTTATTGAGAGATCCCTTACCAGAACAGCATCAGCAGCAACTATTGTTGGATCAGTTCCGTAGCTGGCTTCAGCTTCAATTAGAATTACTCTTTTTCTTGTCAGCAATGCCATCAGTTTTTACCTCGTTTGGTTTCTCAGGATCAGTTGTTTGTTGAATTAGTGTAACTTCTCCTGTTTTTGGGTCGAGAAGAAAAGTTCCACCTACACCTTGGTGTTCATTACTCATAATAATCGTTGAGGGTTGTTAGGGTTCATATTCTACAGTAACTATGTAGTTAAACTGTTATATCCAGTTCGATATTCAATATCGAACTCACAAGATATAACACCTGCTGGTTGATCTGCTTCTAAAATTTCAAATGATGTTGTTGATGGGCGTACATCAAAAGCTAAACCATTTAAAGAAGGGTCATTTAATACTTTTGTATGTAAACTTTCAATTGTTGGATCTGCAATATTATCAGGTATAGATCCCCTTACAATGACAGATATTCTTACTTTAAATTCCCATTTAATTTTATCGTTAAAACTTTGTGTGTCTTGAGGAGTGTCGCTTATCGGTTCTAATATTATTGCTGGTGTTTCTGATCTTGTTAATGCTTCAACCCTAGATCTATAAATTCTATCCCCAACGCCTGTAGTTCCATTAAGATTAGTTTTAATTTGAGCTAAAATTTGCTCTCTTTTTGTTGTCATATTACACCTTGTTCAATGATATTTTACATAAAGTACCATCATCTATTTTTCTGACATTTCTCACTTTATAATCACTATTATCAATACTAATTTGTGCATCAAAAGCCAAAGAACCTAATTCACTATTCTTTGCAATTAATTCATAATCAGTAGTAAGAACAACGCCGTCAGCGATAAGTTCATCAGGCTGTTCTAAAATACCTTTATATTTTGCACCACCACTTACAACAGAATTTCCAAAATCTGAGAAAAAAATATCTATGTTTTCAGTGAGTGCCATAAGAAAAAGCCCTCTTTGTGAGGGCTATATATTTAGCTATATTTTTTAACACCAACAAGGTTGATGCTAAAGGTAAATGTTGGTGATGAGCCACCGATTGTTTGCACAATCTTTACATAACGCTTAGAAGTGTCTTTATTAATTACAAGTGTCTGCATTGAAGCAGAATCTGTAATTTGTGTAAAAGTAGCTCCTGAGAGATCTGTATAAGTACCACCACTTGCATCAGATTCAGTTAACTTAACGTCTAATGTTGGACTAGAACCTCCGCCAGCAGCAGAATCTAAGATAAGCAATATATCTCCATCAAATTCGAGAAGATCTATAGCACTAGATGTAGCTGTAGCGGTAACAGCAGCAGTCGCAACACCAGCAGTAATAGTTAATTTGTCTAAGTTTTGCTGTAAAACAGACATTTTAAGATTCCTCCTGTGTAGAAATAAACTGTTCTAATTTTGCAATTAATTCAGTTTTAGTTTGTCTTTTATCGAGTTCTATTCCAAGATCACGACCATAAGTTTCTAATTGAGCTTTTGTCATTTGAGAAAAGTCAACTTCGTCACTATCGGTAGGCTCTGACTCGTTAACTGGGTCTGTACTGGCAGTAGGAGCTTCACAAGCTTCAACAGCTAATTCAGCTTTACCAATAGCTACCAAATACTCACCATTTTGCTCATCAAGATCAACAATAGAGCCAGCACTCGTTGGAGTGCCAGCTATCATTGTTGCTCGTAGCAATTTAACCTTCATATTATGTTCCGAAGCAGAACGCGCCAGGTTGCTTAACTGCGAAATCAACGTCTTGTAATGCAATGATTCTTACACTACCAGCAGTTGCATTTGCGTATGGATCTACTGTTAGATCTAGACCTGACCACATACCAATAACAAACTGTGAGAAGTCTCCAAAGAGAACATCGTTATTTGCTAACTGGTTAGAAACAATAGCTGGGTAGCCGTTAATTTCATTGTTCTCAAATACGAACTGCGCTGTGTTTGTAGCCTTTTCTGTTGACTTCAAAGCACCTCTAGCAGAAGCATTGATTAGGTAGAACATATTAGCTACATCAGCATTAGCTGCTGCAACGTCTGTTTCCATACCGATGTACTCAGCAAAAGTACCGAATGTAGTAATTGTTTGTGTACCTACACCTGTTGTGTCTTTAATACCAAGTGGCTCGTTAGAACTACCAGAACCGTAAATCGCTGCGTTATCTAGCTTTGTGGCAATAACTTTGGCTATATCGTCCCGGATCATAGCTTCAACATCTATAGAAGATTGAAGTAGTAATCTGCGAGAGTAGTCAACAAATGCTCCAACCGTTTTAGGGGTCATGTTGACCTGGTCAAACGCCTGTTGGCTCTCAGTTGGAGATCCAGATTCACCCACGAAATACGCAGTCGATGTAGATGTCATCCTGGGTATACTCACGTTACCAGACAATCCAGTCAACATTGTTGGGTTAGTAGCCATTACCGCCATTCGCTTGCGCAAAATGTCAATAAATGATCCAGCAAGAAGCTCTGTAGGAACTAAGTTACCACCAGCAGTTGCTGTACCTACATTCAAGTCTCTTTTTAAGACTTCGTTAGGAACAAGAATACCGTTTGCTGGCTTCTCATATTTCTTAGAAGCTGCATCAGATACTTCTCTCTCGAAAGCTGCTGCTTCTTGTGCAGCGCGATCTGTTGGGTTTGCTAGAGCATTTAATGCTCTTAAGAAAGAGAATCTCTTAATTTCTTTTTGGTCTAAGCCAACTTCGTTTTGTGTCATGTCTGTTGAACGAATGGGTGTATTACGAACCTCTGCCTTGTTTTTAACAAGATCGAGGATTGCTGCTTTTGCCTCTTCGGGAGTTTTATTTCCCTTTATAAGTGTGTCAGCAAGCTCTTCTGCTCCATACTTTCCAAACTCACGACATAACGAAGTGATTGATGCTGTACGAGCATTGTTTTCATCAATAGCACGTTGAATTTCGGCTTTGATGTCGATTTCAACGGATTTCTCCGCCTCAACCGCAGTTTCTTTAGTTGATTCTTCCATAGTACGAACCGAGGGTGATGCGGATACTTCCGCAGAATTTATCTCCTCACGAGGAGACTTATCTTCTATATTAATACTATTACCTTGTGAGGGTTCTATCAAACTTCTTCCGATTCCGATTGTCGGATCCGCCGGGACAGTTACAACGCTTAATTCATGTACAGACCAGTTGGTTGCCCTCATCCCATCTTCCATTTCTTCCATATCATTTATTTGATATCCAAAAGAAATACCGCGTAAAATACCATCTTTAACGTCTTCTAAGACTTCAGAAGCAAACTTATTCCGAGAGAAACGAATCTTGGCATAACCGCGTTTGGTGGTGGGATCAATTTCCGCACTTTCCACTACCCCTATAGGTTTGTTCATATCGTGATTGAAGAGAACTGCACCACCATCATTAAGTCGAGATAAATCTGCTGCGCCTTCATCGTGGCTTAACACTTCGTTACCGAAATACCTCTTAACAGGATATTCTGAGCTAAATGGAAACTCGAATGTGCGTGATTTCACATTTTTGAAGTCCGTAACCTCTTTACGCTCAAATTTATCTCCAGCATCAATCGTTCTAATATCGGCAATTTTTGTAAGTGCCGAAAATCGATGACCTGCGTAAATATCGGTAGATTCACCGTTCCTATATACCTGTATCAAAGCAGCAGGGTCATCTGCTGTTCCATTTATCACGAAAGAACTGCTTGGAACATCGATTTTTCCATCGCGTACAATTCTTGTAATTTTACCCCTAGCTCGACCTCCACTAGCGTTCCAAGAGACAAAGTCACCTGTTTTTAAAGCATCTGGCTCTGCTCTTTCTACCTTTTGAATTTCTTCAGTCATAGTTTTTTCATTGGTGGCTGGTTCAAATTTAATAGGATCGAATTCGTTGTCTTCGAGCCAATCTATAGCCTGAGATGATGAATACTGAGTTAGCCTAAATCGTATCGATTGAAGCTCTGCTCCCTCTTCATTATCCTTTATACCAAAAATATAGTCTATACCCTCGCCTCTTTCATTATTTGACCGTCTAAATGTATCAAATTGGTCTGAATTTACGATTGTTGCTGCGTGTTCATTTGGATATGGCCTTGCTAATTCAATTACATCTGCTCTTTCTCTAGCCTTTTTAATAGCAGCGGCTTTGCCTCTACTCCAAGAAAATCCAGCGTCACCTCCCCAAGCCGCCCAGGCCACTCTTCCTTTTGATGGGAATCCTTTTTCTCCTTTTCTAAAACCTTCTGCCTTTTTATCAACTTCATGGCGACTAAAAAAACTAAACATACGGACTACAACGTCCGCAGATAGTTCTCCTCCATTAATTATTTGACTAGCTCTTACTGCTGCTACTTGCGTACCACCAGCTTTACCTTCTTCTTTC